AGACGATTTCGTTTTTAGCGAACCGCCTACGTATATAAATACTAAATATAGTATCTAATTTTTTTATTATATTTTTTCTTGTAGGTTTTTTAGCCATTATATATTATTAATAATAAATTAAATTAATATAAATAAAGAAAAGAAAAAGAAAGTAGCCAAAGAAAAAGAAAAGAAAAATCCCCCCAGGGTAAAAAGAAAAGTTTTATTTACAAGGTCCAACAGGAGTGGTTACCTGAAGTGTAGCAACTTAAACAGATTTGCGACTGCTTCGTGTTAAAAATAATAAAAAAACTTTAATTAGTACAATAACTAATAAAAAAGTAAAAATATTAGGGTGTGATTCTCCACATAATCCTAATAAATGTTTTAATGTTTCCATAATTTATCTACCCTGTCCTCTATATTTTGTGCCCTTGTAATATTTACCTTGTTTTTGATTTGTGTTTCTATTCTTACTATGTATACCTGGTCTCTTTTTTTTTGGCTTATATTTATAAGTACTAATATTTTTTCTCGCCATTTCTTTTTATTTTTTCAAAACTGCGACCACCAAAATATGCACCAATTATTGTAATTAAAACCAATTGTAATAAAGATTTCCATTCGTCATCTACATTAAACTTTATAGAACCACTATCAATAAATATCATTAACAAAGTTAAACAAATAGTTAAAAGTAAAGTTAATGGTCTAACATTTTTTGCCAACCAACTAGAGTGTGCTTGTGAATCCATACCCCACCTTTCTGTGACATTCTTTTGCATATTTGATTCTGCATCAATAAAAACCTGCGTCATTTCTTTTTCAAATCTTGCTCTGTCTTCTTTACTAAATGTATGCTTAGCAACTATATTACTAATTTGCGTTGCTATTCCACCACCTGCGTTGCCAAATATTTTAGCCAAAATTTGCTTCATTTTCTATAAACCTTTTTTTCTAAATCTTTTACTTGTTCTTGTAAAACATCTATTTCTTTTTGTAAAAAATCCATTCTTTGTTTTACCTCTCCTTTATTGACAGATATTACAGTTGCTTCTGGTAATTGTTTTGCTATTTCTATTTCTTGTTTTAGATTATTATAACCCATTGTTCCACTAATTACAAAACCAATTACGATTGCTATGCTTTTAATATCTATTTTAATATCTGGTTTTTTATCACCGTCAATATCTATTGCCAATTTTTTGTTTAATATTTCGTCTGCCATTATTTCTTGTCAATTTGTTTTAGTTTATTTATTGCCCAATTAATTCCTGCTGAACCACCCCAAGCATCCCACATAATTCCACCGCATCCCTCTGAATATGGTGTGTCTTTATTTTGTTGGTGTCTTTTAAAACTTGCCATTCTAGCAATAGTACTTCTTGTGATATTTTTACCATCTGCTAATTGACGAGCTCTTGTCCATCCTACCTGTGTTCCACAAGAACTTCCATTTTTTTCTTTCCAATCAATAGCTTTTTTTGCATTATTTCTTGCACCTTTTGGATAGTCATTATACGATTCCAAATTAACTAATATCCTTGATACAAAGTTGTTTATTAAAGCCATCAATAATAAATTTTAAAATGTAATACGAAAAAAGCGAAGTATAAATTGATTTCTAAAAAATCATTTTCATAATCTTTTGGGTGAATTGTTAACCCAAATATAAGTGATACCGACTCTTGTAATATTAGTGCAACTTCGTATCGCTTTATCATATTATATGATATGTAACGCTTGAGCCACGATATTTTGCCCTTAATACTCTATTTCTGTTTGATTTTTTATTTATATAAGATACGTGAATCCATTTTGGCGATTCTTCATTTCCAAATTCCCAAATTAATTGGTCAAATTCTAATTTTTCTTTTATATATTCAAAAAGTTCTCCATTTGTTTTTTCTCCTAAAGATGTTAAATCAATTGCGTATCCCTGTATATGTTGTGAACCTAAACTTCCATTTAATGCAGTATTTAATTCTTCACACCTGTACATTGAATTAATCCTAATTGGATGGTCTGCCCATTCTCTTAATGGTTGAAAAACTTTTTCTGCAACAACTTTCATATTTTTAATATGTTCGGTTGTCGGTATGTTTTTAATCTTTAATTTTCTTGCTGTTTGCGAATATGTAGCTTCTTTATAAGAAATATTTTTGCTTATCGCAACATCAACTTTACTTTTTGTTTTTTTCATACATTATATACCATTTATGTCCTGTATAGCCAATCGTGGCTAATACTAGAACTATCTTTAACATTAAATCTATGTCCGTTAAACTTATACCAAATGTTGTAGCATTTAAAATATAAATTTTAAAATCAGTAATGTTCATTCCATCTTCATTATTTAGATTCATCCTCTTTTATTTCTGTATAGCTTCCATCTTTTAAATCAATATTAACTTTGCCATATTTTTCTTCCAATTCTTTTTTGGTTTCATTTTGTTCAGCAACGATTTGGCTATACATATGATTTAACGAGTGCTTTTGTGTTGCCAACAGACCTAAGTCGTGTAGGATAGCACCTTTTTTTTGCTCTTGTTCTTGTAATCCTTGTAGTTCTTCTTTACTTATTTTACTCATTTTTTAAAATTTAAATTAATAATACTCAAATATAATATTTTCATTTTAATTTATGCAAAAGTTACATCTCCCAAAGCTACACAAACATCATAAACATTGATAGTTTTTAGAGTAGTATGACTAATTGCTTTTACTTGTAATGTTCTAACTCCACTAACATCTGTAATTCTAAATTCTACATCTTTAGAATGTGAGTGTCCTGAATCTCCTAATTCAAATTTAAGACAAGTACTTTGATGAACAGAACCGCTTACTCTATACATTTGCGAAAAATTATTTTCACTACTAGACAATAAAACTGAATAAGCCCTATTATTAGTTATTGTATCAAAAGTTAGTATATCAGTATAATTAGTTGTGCTACTTGTACCATATTGTGTTGCCCCTTTACTTACTCCTGAAACAGTTTTTACTACACTACCATAGGCATTAATAGCAACATTTTCTACACCACCATCTCTAAATTTAATAGGTATTCCACTCGGTGCATTTATATTCATAGCACCACCAACCATATTAATATAACCTGTTTGACTTGAGTTGCTTCTTATAACACCGATTCCCTCATCAAAAGATGAATCCTGTGAAGATTTAGAGGTTATTTTACCTCCAAAAGTTGCACCTGAATCTACTTGAAATATACCACCACCACTAGAGTTTTCAGATAATCTTAAATTTTCACCATTACCATAAATATCCCATTGTGCCGTACCACTACCTGCATATAACCTTACATAGTCTCCACTTGATGAACTAGAAGAAATAAACTTTTTACCTGATGCTACATATAAGTCTCCATAAAAAGCACTATTTCCTGCACCATTTACTGTTAAACTTCCTGCAAAAGTTGTATTTGAATTTGCTGACTCTATTTGAATAGCAGTTGCACCTGTACCATAATTAAAAAAATAAAAATCTTCACTTGATAAACCTCTTAATCCTGTAAACCATTTTATTGTACCATTAGTATTATATTCAAAAGTTGCACCACTTGTGTCGTTTCCTCTATCAACAACATAACTAGCACTTCCTGTATTATCTACTTTAATTGTACTTCCTGTTGTAGTTACATTACCTGAAAAAGTACCACTACCTGCAATTATACCTTTTGTACCTGTGCTAAAACTTCCATTACCATCTCCCGAATTTATATTAAGATTTCCACTTGCAGCATTAATAGTCCAACTTCTAGTACCTGATTGGTCAAAACCTAATCTTGAACCACTAGCTATATTTACACCTGAATCTCCTGTAGAATTTACATTAGCACTTGTACTAAAACCACCTACTGGAGAACTAATTTGTCCTGCAAAAGTTGCATTTTTTGTATCGTGGTCTAAAGTTAAAATATCAGTTGCACCATCATTTTGAGTAAATGTCAATAATTCTCCACTAACTGTTATAACAAAATCTTTGTCAGTATCTCCCTCTATTCTTAATGATGGCTCTGTTGTGCCTTTAGTTAATGTTAAAGTATCTCCTGATGAGTTGTTAATATTAACACTACCTGCAAAAGTTGCATTTTGAGATGCGTCTAAGGTTAAAGCTGCGTTTGAACCATTAGTTTGAAGTATTAAACTGCCACTTGAACCTCTTAAAAAAGTATTTGTGTCATCAGCACCAATTAAGATATTAACATCATTAGTTGTATCTTTTATTGTTAATAATGGAGTAGATGCATTTTGAATATTTACATTTCCTGCAAAAGTTGCATCATTATCTGCTAAAGTTAATGCTAAAGAACCACCTGTAGCAAAACCTATTGTATCAGTACCACTTCTAAACATACCAGTATTCAAATCACTACTAAAAGTATGTGATGGTGCGCCAACACTACCATTTACTGTTTGTATTACACTTGAAGTTTCAATAAGTCCTGTTGCTTGTATAGAACCATCAGCTACAATTTCTCCATTTTCTCCAAATTTTACTTTTTCTGATTTACCTGATGCATTTATTGTAATAAAATCTGTTGTACCTGAACCTGATTCACATCTAAATAACCAATTTTCATTACCACTATGATTTATAGTTAGGAAAGCATTACCATCAGTTATATTTGTTAAAGCTATTGGAATAGATGCACCTGATAATGAAATACTTGTAGCAGTTATACTAGAATTAAAAGTAGCCCCCGAACTGCTTACTTGTAAAAAATTAGTATCGTTATCTTGATTTCTTAAGAAAATAGTATTTCCATTAAGAGCTAATTGTCTATCTAATAAAGATTGTATATGATTTACATTTGTAGTAGAATTATGGAAGATTTCAAAATCAGGAACTGCACCAAAAGTTATTTTAGTGTTATCTCCTAAAGCAACATTTCCTACATTCAAGTCTGCTAAGGTATATCCTGTTGCAGTTGTATCTACTGTTGTTGTAGGTTCTGTTGTTGTACCTTTAAATAAATTAAAAGTATTAGAATCAGAAGCATCAGCAAATAATCCTAAATATCTATTTGAACCATCATTATACCTACCATAAAAACCAATATCAACTGAATTAACAGAATTGTCTTTTGCCATAGATATAAGAGGGTCTTCTACTGCTAGTGTTGATGTATTTACAGTTGTAGTTGTACCATTAACTGTTAAGTCTTGTGCTATAACTACACTTCCTGCAAAATTTGCTTCTTTTGTATTTTTAATAGTTAATGCTTCAACAATTTCACTTCCACCAGCACCATTATTATTAGGTACTGAAAAAATTAAATTTCCATCAAAACTATTATTAGCATTTTCTTTTAATTGAATACGAGCAATAGAATCTGGAGAACCACTATGTCCATATCCAAAATCTAAAGTTGCTGTACTTTGTACACCTGCATTATGAGTAGAACTATTTATATATAATTTACGAGCAGTACCACCTTGTATTGTTATATCATCACTTGTTATTATCCCACCTGTAACTGTTACACCTGTACTTGTAGTAGATAATTTTTCATTTCCAGCTTGTCTTAATGATACATTTTCTGTACCTGTATTCATTGCAATAAATGTATTTCCATTAGATTGATTTCTAAAGAAAATATTTGTTCCATTACTTTGAACATATAAATCTCCTGTACCTACTTCATTTATATATGAGTTTGAACCGTCGTGGTATATTTGAAGGTCGTACGAAGCACCGAGTAATAATTTACCAGAATCTGTATTTATACCTACATTTCCATTTGCCCCTGTTACAGTAATTGTTCCAGTTGAATCTATCGTACCATTTACTATAACACCACCTGCTGAAGTTTCAAATTTCTTTGAATTGTCGTAATATAATTCAACAGCACCATTTTCTACTGAATTAATTATTAATTCATCTACTGCCGAATTATATACTCTAAATTGATTTGTAGAAAGTCTTAAACCACCACTTCCAGTATCTTTTATGTAACTATTACTACCATCGTGATAAATTTCTAAATCTCCACTTGTTCCTAATTCTAATTTTGCATTATCAATAAACCTAAAATTTTTATTTGATGTAACTCTGTTTTCGCTACCATCTAAAAAGAAATAAGTTTCTAAACCACCTGAATTATCATCACATCTAAATAAAATATCTTTGTCATCAGCGTGATTTTCTATTTGTAAATCTCCTGTGTAATTTTGTACATAGGTATTATTATTAGCAGATGTATGTACGATTCTAAAATCATCACTACTTCCAATATCTAATTGTACATCATCTAATAATCTTAAACTTTTACTAAATATATTTCTTTCGACACCACCATCAACTCTAAAATATTCTGTTACTCCACCAGAATTATCATCTGATTTAAATATAATATCACTATCATCAGCTACATTAGATATATTTAGATGCCCTGTGTGATTTGTTATAGAACCCTCACTACCTGAGTGTGTCATTCCTAAATCATTTGAATTACCTGATGATAAAAATTCTCCATCAGGAACTCTAACACTACCAGTAGGTATCACATTTCCTGTAACATCTATGCCTGTGTTTGTTGTAGAAATTTTTAAATTGTTATTATAATATAAATGTGAACCACCACCACCTGTGAATTGAGCTATATTATCTCCATTGCTAACTCTTTGTATATATAAACTTTCACTTGTTCTTAAATATAAATTTCCTGTGCCACCCTCATCAATATAAGAATTTGAACCATTATGATAAATTTCAAAGTCATTATCTGTGCCAAATCTTATCCTACCATTATCTCCAAAGGATAAATTTCCACCTATTGTTACATTTGTTGGTAAACCTATTTGTAATTGCTGACTACCTACTGATGTTGATGTTTCTATTTCGTTAGCAGTACCTATAATTGCAAACACTTGTGAATCTAAATCCACTGATGATTGTACGGAAGCGTCATCTCCTCTAAAATCTAAATCCTCTAATGTTATTTGTGAGGTAACAAAATCTTTTACTGCTGCACTTGTAGGAATAGATGTGTCGTTGTCATTATTTCCTATTCCGTCAGCTTCATCTACAAACTTTGTGATTGTTATATTTTCCCCTGTGTCTTTTAACGAGCCAAATTCTAAAATATTTGTTACCTTAAAATCCCCTGCGTTGTTTAGGTGTATTCCTGTTGCGTTACCAGAACCATCTGTTAATTCTCTTAATGAAGAACTAATTACTGCATTATCAATGGTCTTAATAAGCCCTACATAAGTATTCGATATTTTATTATTAAATAGACTTGCCATAATTTATCTTTATTTTTTTATCCTCTTTTTTTAAAAAAGTTTTTAATTTCTCAATATTTTTCCTTTTTGGTTTATATGTCATAACACCCAACCATTAAATGTAGCATCTTGACTTGGATTAATGTCGTCGTTACTATTGCTTGTATACTCTGGATAATCACTATTTCTAAAACTAATATAATCTATAAATCTCCTTGTGTACCATTGAGCATTATCTCTTGCTTTTTCAACCAAATAATCTACTTCATTCTTTGAGACCGTTTCACTTGTCTCGCTTGTGTGTTTAAAAATTCCACCATTCCTTATTTGATATGCTGCAAATGGAATATAATCCACTTGACTATACCAAATTAACATTGGAACTATATAATCATTTAAAAGTGTTTTATATTTTGCGTTTGCATTTAAGTCAATATCGCCACTTGTAATTAATGTTCCAATCTTATTATATAACTCCGTTCCGAGATAGTTTTGTATATGTATCTCTTGTGCAAGTTTTATAAATTGTATGAACTTGTCTGTGTCAACATTCCCATCCATTATGGAGTTGCGAATTAAATCTGTTCTATTTATAAAAAGTGCCGTTGCCATTATTTCTTTTTGTTTTTAGGTTTCCAATTTGGGTGGTGCCCATTGTTTGCCATATCTTTTGGTGCTTTTTTTGCATCTCTCCAACCTCTTGGTCTGCCTTCATATGTTTTTGGTATGCTATCAACTTCTACATAATCCTTCATTTTGTCGGATTTTTCTATGTATTTACCATTTGTTTTCTTTTTTAATCTATAAAGTTGTTGCTCCCAATAGTGTCCACAATTTACCCCACCTTTAAAACGGAATAAATCATAAGGTTTGCCTTTGTGTCCAAAACTTTTATTTACCCCTGCTTTACTTGCAGCGTCAATATCTTCTATTCTGTAAACTAAATTTCTTGCCATCATAGTTCTACAAAATTTTCTTGTACTTGTACTGCTATATTTTTGTGCGTATTTATATCTAACTTTGTAAAAACTTTTATCCAATACAGAAAAATCTCCTTTACCTTTTTTGGTAACTGCATTTGCTAATTGTTGAAATAAATTTTCTTTTGCTTGTATATGTTCATTAGCCCAAGTTTCAATGTCAGAATTTTTTTCTGAATATTCTCTTGCGTCAGCTAATACCCATTCATCAGATATTTCCTCGCCTTTTAAATTTTCAAGTATATAATCTTCAGTTTCTGCTGATAATTCTTGCACTTGTTCCTCTTGCTTTACCCCTGTTTCTTCTTCGATACTTTCTTCGTCTTGTACGTCTTCGTCAATTTCAGTAAATTCAAGTGGTTGTAAAGTCACAAAATAAAGATTTAAGGCAATATCATTAACAGCTAATATTTTATCAAATGCGTCTATTAAAAGTTCTTGAAATGGCCTTATAACCGTGTTATCCATTAATAGCGAAGCTGTTTTAATTTCTTCTGCGTTATTACCTAACCCTGTATTATCTTTAATACCTAAAAGCATAGGCGATACGATACGGTGTGCAACCATAATTTTTTTACTTGATTCATCAGATAAAAATTGATATTGATTATGTGCGTCTGATAATTGTACAGGCGTAATATCTGCTTGTGCTTCTTTATTGTCGTTAAATGCCAATATAAATTTACCTGCGTTACTACTGCCACTAAATTTTTGTGCTATTCTGTGTTCTATTAATTGTCTTTCCTCTTGATTAGGAATTCCATTGTTAAAATTAATAAGCATTGATGGACTTAATCCATTCATTATGTTATTAAGATGATAATTGGATATTTCCTCTTCCAACTCTGCATATTGTAATCCACCTTGATAATCAACAGGACTATAATAATAAAATCCTGCTCTATATGGTTGAATATATAAAATTTCTAATGCTTCGTTACTTTGACCAAACGCTGGTATACGCTTTGGCTCATCTGATGGTTTTATTTTACTCCAATCTTTAAAATAATAATATGCTTCTACATCTCCATCATCATTGGCTTTTTCTGCCCTTAAAGTTTCTACAGGAAAGTGTTCTACTTGTGCAACTTCTGTTTTTGTTTTATTATAAATTACTTGTACTGCACATTGACCCATTAGTTTTAAATCGTAACATAATTTTCTGACACAATCTTTTTTAAATAGTGTCATCATCTGTGCATATTCATTTGGTTTATCACTTGCATCTGTAGCATTTAATCCTTTACCAAATATCTGTTGCGATATTCCGTTTATGGAAGCATTATTTGTTGGACTTCCATTATATCTATCTATTAAATATTGAAAATAATTATTATCCTTTCCATATTGTACCCAATCTCTCCTTGCAACTTCTTTAACTTCTGGAGATGTATATGTACTTAAATTCACAAAACTAACTTCGCTTTGTTTATTTTTAATAAATTGTCCTAATTGATTTCTTTTTCGTGTTTTCATACTACAATATACTCATTATTATAAGAATTATTTGATGTGTATTGTCCATTGTTAATGTTATAATGTTCGTTGTCGTTTAATTGGTCTATGTCTTGGTCTGTTACAAATATTCTATCTTTAAAAATAATTTGTTTTTGGTCGCTATCGGTTTGCCATAATTCATCATACATTTGCCATAAACTTAAATTTGTATTCCAATAATTAAAATCGGCAAATAATTCTAAAGCATAAAATCTTGCTTCTTTATAAATACTATTACCAGAACTATCTACATAATTAATTGTAAATGTTTTTCTACCTTCTGTGTCCTCTGAAACAGAACCACCATCAACATAATA